TCGACCAGTTTGCCGAACCCGCTTTTGCCCTCCCCGGACTTGGCCGCCATTTCCTGAAGCGCCGCGCTGTTTTCCTTCAGCGCGCCGGTCACTTCGTTCAGGCCGCTGACGACCTCCTGCGGCTTCAGCCCGTGCATACTGGCGGCCAGTGCGTCCATCGACTGGACGCTGTGCTCGACCGCGCCGCGCATCCCGGCAAAGCCTTCGCTCATGCTGTCCGCGACGCCCCGGACGGTGCTCTTCAGCTCGCCCAGGCCGCCGCGGACCTCCTGCATGCCCGCCTCCACCCCGGATGTATCGGCCGTGATCCGGATGGAGACGGTATCGCTCATGACATGTCCTTCAGTCTCTGGAGTATTGCGTGCGACGCCGCTGTGGTGTCGCCGCCGGCGATCGGCATCGCGACCTCGGCGGACAGTCGCGCAAGCGTGGGTTGGGTCGGCGAGAGTTCACGCGTCTCGACCGATTTGGGGTCATCACTGGGGATCAGGTCGACTCCCAGCGCGCGTGCGATCGCGACCGCCGCGATATTGAGCGGTGGGCCGGTACGCCGCCAGGTCCGATGCTGGGCATCGACATCGGCCAGCGCCCAATCGCGTTCGATCGCCGCCTTCGACCCGCCCTCTATACCGGCGGCGATCAGATCGTGGACGAGCTCGGCAAGTCCGTGCTCGAGGCTCCCGCCGGCGCCGTTTCCGTGGGAGCCGCTGCTTCCCCCTTGCGCTTGAGTCCCGATTCCTCGCTCAGGTCCAGGAAAGCGGTCTGCAGCCCGACGAACTCGTCCATCGACACGTTCGCTTCGAGATAGTCGGCGGTCAGGACCGGATCGATCTTGACCAGCCCGATCGACAGCACGTTGAGCAGGTCGACCGCCGAATCCATCAGGTCGGACAGCGATCCGCTGCCGTCGGTCTTGCGCTGGATGTTGTCGATGAACGGCGCGGCCCGGCGCAGCTCGCCGAGCTTGTAGGGCGCGATCGCGAAATCGCGCCCAAGGATGTGGATCTTGGCCATCTTACTGCGCCGACCCCCATTTCAGCACGTTGCCCGACGGATCGGCGAACGCCGAGAAATCGAGTTCCGGGATCATGAAGTCATCGACCTTGGTCTGCAGCACGAGCTTGTTCGACACGCAGGCGAACAGGGTCAATGCCAACCCGTTGCCACCTAGCTGGTTGAAGAAATCGGCGCGGAAGGTGGGCGCCTGACCCATCTGGATGTTCTGCACGACCGACGTCTTCGCGACAGTGGAGGTCGCGGTATAGCTGTAGCTGATGAAGACCAATTTGCCGGTGTCGGCGGACGCGAACAGATACGCACCGGCCGTGACGCTATACTGGCCGGCGCTCGGCGCCGAGGCGACGCGCGTCATCGGGTTGCCAGCGGAGTCTCGCACCCCCAGGTCGCCCGCCCAGGTGCCGCTGCCCGGCACCGTGGGGGTGATGGTGAACGGGGTCGACGGGATGGTTGCCCCGGTCACGTCGTTGACGATGCTGTAGAGGCTCGACGTCACCGTCTGGCCGAAGAACAGGCTGTTCATCACCGCGCCGTTGAACTGCCCGTATTTGGCCTTGCCGGTGATCTTCATCTTGCCGCGACCAACCGCGACCGGGAACTGGTTGGAGCCATACAGCTCTTTGATGTCGCCCTGAATGTCGATCGAGACTTCCTGCGTCACCGCCAGCATCAGCGGGGTCGGGTTGGCGATTGCTGCCCCCGTTGCGTCAAAGGTCGGCGTGCCCCACAGCACCCCGGCACCGAAATTGTACATCGCCATGCCATTCTCCAATAAAAAAGCCCGCAAGAAGCGGGCATTGGTGTTCGTGGTTGAAAGTGATTGGTAGCTAGGCGGGAACGCAGCCCGCGCGCGAGATCTGGCGCCGCTCGTCGTCGCTCAGATCGATAGGCGCAGTAAGCACGCTATGTTCGACGCCGATCTCGCGCCCGGTCGACAGGATGATCGCGCTGACATGGTCGGGCGCCGTGAAGCGCAGAGGCAGGGTCGATGCAGTTGGGGTAGCGGCGGCCGCCGGATCGCCCTCCGCTTTCGGCATCGGGGGATCGGTGTCGGCCGCGGCGGATTGCGATCGTGCCATTGGTTTCTCCGTTGTGATCAGGGAAGGATGATAGTGATCGGCACGATCAGCATGGCCTGACCGTCCAGGTCGCCATTGTCCTTGTGGATCGTGCCGTCGATGAACGCGCGGTAGGCCAGGTCATTCAATGTCTGCCGCGCACCGGGCAGCGCCGGCCGGAACGCCGTCTGGATCGCGTCCAGGATGGCATTGCTGGTTTCGGCCGGGGTTGCCGCCTGATCCTTGCCGCCGCGATGATAGATGATCCAGCTCGCGCGGAGGCTATGCTTGTCGAGCTGCCCGTCGAGCGAGGCGACCGTCTCGGTCCCCTCGATTTGATACAGCCCGGGTACCGGCGCCTTGTCCCACATCTTGAGCCGGCGCGAGCGCTCGACGAACGCCTCGCCATTGCCCCAACGCACGTCGCCGAGCGCCAGAAGCGCGTCGAACACCTGATTGCGTATGGTCATCCGATCGCCTCCTGCGCGGCGGTGATCGCCGCCAATTTCAGCGCCGCGGCGATCTCGTCGGCCTCGTCACTCAGCGCGCTCGCCAGATAGGGACGGGCGGGAAAGCGGGATCCGGGATGGTGGACCACGCGCGCGAAGACATGCTTGCCACCCGCCGCGAAGGCGAGCGCCTTGGCCTTGTCGGGCACGATGTCGTGCGGCGACGTGCTGCCACCATGTTCGAGAATTGCTGCGTAACCTACGCTATCATTGACGAACACGTTCCCGACGATGCTGTCACCTTTGACCTCGACGCTGCGCTCGACCGCGTTCGCCAGCCGACCGGTACGCGCGTTCAACATCTGGCCATGAAGCTTGTCGTCGATCACGTGCCGCTGGAGCTCGGCGGTTGCCGCCGTCAGCTTGGCCTCGACCGTCGCCGATACTTGCGACGACAACCGGTCGAGCCCCGCGCTCAGCGCCTCTGCATCCAGGGTCACGCTCATAGCGGCGCCGCCAACATGTAATTGTTGAGCCGCGCCAACACCGCCTGGTGCATCGCCTCGCGGCTGAACGCGACGGTGGTTGCGCCCGAGCTCGCATGGCTGGTCTCGCCGATATGCGTGCGTGCCGAATAAGCTTCGCCGACCAATTCGGTGACCGCCAGCATCAAATCGGCAGGCACCGCGTCATATCCCGCGACATAGGTCACGCGCACCGGCCGATCGTACGGCGTGCGCGATCCGACCAGGATCACGCTGCGCCCATCGCTCGCAACGCCCGATGCATTACCGATCGCGTCGACCACAGTGTCGATCCGCGTCTCGCCCCATTCGATCGACGTCACCGACTGGACCGGCCAATTCCGCAACAGGAACCGCGACCCGCCGGTGCCGCGATAGGTTTCGACATGCGTCGCCGTCAGGACAGTACGCTGGATCGTGCTCTCGACGAACGCCGACACCTGGGTGACCAGATCGGTCAGCAGCGCGTCGTCATTGTCGCTCGAGATGTTGAGCCAGCGTTTGACCGCCGACAAATTGGTGAGGTCGCCCGCCGCCATCGCTATCTCCAGAAGCCAATTCCCCTCCCGCACAGCGGGAGGGGTTAGGGGAGGGCATGTTGCCCATCACGATTGGAACAAGCCCTCCCCCCAGCCCCTCCCGCAACAAGCGGGAGGGGAGTGGTAAAGGCTCAGCCGTTGGCGATATTGGCGAGCACGCCCATCGCGAAAGGCGCGTACACGGCCAGCGTCTCTTCGACATACACGCCCGACATTTCGGCGCGCGTCGTGATCGGCCAGTCGATCTGATAGTAATCGCGGCGCACCTTCATCTCCGCGACATTGGGCACCTCGCTCGACTGGTATTGGACCGGCAAGTCGCCCGCCCAGCCCAGGATCGTCCCCGCCGACACATTCGGATGCAGGCGGATCGGAATCTTCTTGTTGAGGTACGGATTGTAATAATATTCGACCACGCCGCCGGCGGTCAGCGCGACTTCGCCCGCCTTCGGATCCTGGAAATAATTAAGCAGCGACGCGGTGCCCGATGCGAGCACCTTCTTGGTGATGTTCCGCTGCTCCTGGCTGTTCACGTACAGCACGTCGACCGAGCATTGATAATTGTCCCACATCGACTGCATCATCACGTCGATCTCGGTGACCGATCCCTGACCCGAAGAGGAGAGGGTGGTGCCGGCACCCGGCGTACCGGTGGCGAGATAATTGACGTATGCGCCCGACCCGGGCTTCAGCGCGGTGGTGAGCAGGCCATCGAACGCGGTCGAATTGGTCGAGCAATCCGCACTGACCGCGCTCGCTGCCTGGCCGGTGCCGGCGAGGGGCTTCGAGAAGACGACGCTGTTGGTCGAGCTGATCGCCTCGAGCTTCTCATTGCCCGCAGTGCCGATGAACCAGGCGTATCCCGCCGCGCCCTGGATCGCCGGGACGCTGCACGACAATGCCTGACCGGCGGTCGTCGCCTGGCTCGCCGCCGCGGACTTCATCGACGACCCGCCGTTGATCGAGAAGCTCTTGCCGTCGGCGCCGGTCACCGACTTCGACGTCGCGACACCGTTCGACAACGTGCTGTTGCGCATGCCTTCCATCGTCAGCGCGACGACGATCACCGAATAGGTCACCGATCCCGGCAGGGTCGATCCGGTGCCGCCCGCGCTCAAGGTCGGGGCGGTCGGCGTGCCCAGCGCGAGCGAGGCATTGCCGAAGATCACCCCGGCTTCTTCCTTCAACATCGTCTTCTGCAGCAGACGCTGTGTCATCGATGCCTTGATGTCCTCGAAGGTGCGGCCGGCGGAGATTGCTTCGAACGTCGCCTGGTCTTCCTCGCCCAGCGTACGATAGGGCGCGGCGCGGTCGGCGGTGGTATAGGCCATCTGCCCGGCGCGCTGCCCCTCGGGCACCCAGGGCGTATTATCGAAGCCCGATCCGGTCAGCGCGGTGACCGACTTCCAATTGGTCGCGGTGCCGCCCCCGCCGCCGACGCGCGGCAGCGATTTGATGATCGGCGTGTTGACCGGATAGAGGTTCTTGGCCGGCGCCTGCAGGTCATAGGCGACCAGGCCAGTGCCGGTGGTAATCGCCTTTTCGACCATGTCGGGGCGTCCGCCCGCCATCAGCATGATGGCGCGCGAGATATTCTCATCGGGATTCGACAGGCTGGAGACGAGCGATTTCTTGATCTCGTCGGGAGTCAGATTGGTCATTGCTATCCGTCCTTTGGATAGGCGCAGGAGTGAGGCCCGGGCGCGACGGCGCGGGCGACAGGTTCAGGCGGCTGCGCGGGCCGCGTGAACCAAAGTCGGATTGGACAAGGCGATGCGCAGCAGGAACTGGCCGCGCTCCTGCTCGGGCAGGGTGTCGATCACTTTCTTCAACTCGTCGGCGCTGACCGCCGACGTGCCGCCGGCGGAATTGGGCGAGGAATCCTCTAATTTGCTGACCGCGCGCAGCGGCCCGGCCGCGGTCCTTGGAGCGGCGGGCTCGGCCTCGACCCGTTCCAGCCGCTTGGTCAGATCGCCGATCGTCGTGTTCAGCATCGCGATCGTGTCGCCGAAACGCTTGGCGAGGTCGGTCATCATGGCGTCACCCAGCGCATCGCCGCGCCGTAGCTTCTCGGTGTCTTCCTCCGGATCGGCAGCGGGCGCCGCGGCCTGCGGGCGAGGGCGCCCGGCGGCATCCGCCGGCGGCTGGTCCGCGTCGCCGCAATTCTCCTTGCAGCATTGCGCACCCAGCGCGACGAGATGATCGTGCGCCGCCTGGACGCGATCGGCGTCGGCTTGGGCAGCGCCCGCATCATCATTGCCGGTGTCGTCGCTGTCGTTAGCGGTATCGCCGCCGCTCGCAACACGCTTCACGCGATCCTTGCCAGCCGGCGCCGGCTTGGGCTTGGGCGGCGGTGCGTCGTCGTCAGCATCCGCCGATGCATTGCCATGCCGCGCCGCGTCCGAATTGTCCGTGTCGTTATCGCCATCGCCTCGCGGGTCGGCTGAGTCCGGCTTGGACTTCGGCCGCGGCTTGCCGGAGGGTTGCTTGTCCTGATCCTCCGGCTTGTCACCGTCCACATCCTCGGCGGGAGCATCGTCGTCGTCATCGCCTGCGGCCGGCTCTGCATTGGGGCCGCGATTATCGTCCTGGTCGTCCTCGGCATCATCGCCAAGGTCGCTCGCCAGCGCCGCGGCGATCAGCCGTTCGCGCGCTTTGAACAGGAAGTCTTTATACCGCCGCGACCCCGCATCCTCGGCCAGTTCGCGGGCCTTCGCGACCACGTCGTCGCCACTCGGAACATAATCCATATCGGCCTTCCACATGTTGATGACGGCGTCGGGGTTGCACGGGCTGTCGACCAGGCTGATCTCGACCAGCTTCAGCGCGGTGATGACGCTGCGGTCGGCGGTGTCGCGCTTCAGCACCTTCCCGCCGATCGAGAAGCCGGCATAGACGCCCGCGCGCACCTTGGTGATCGCCAACGGATCGACGACATGCGCACAAATCTGGGTGATGCCGTGATCGTCGACGTCCGCCTCGACCACGCGCCCGGCTGCGCTCGGCTCGTGCATCTCGCGCAATGCCGGAAAGCGCTCGTAATCGGGCAAGGCCGCCTTCATCGCCGCAGCGGTAATCGTCTCCCCCTGCTGGTCGCGCGCCTCGGATGAGGCCACGCCCCAGACCTTGATCGTGCCGTCGTCCTGATCCTCGACCTTGGTAATCGCGCCAAATTGGCGAAACCGCGTCATGCGATGGCTGTCCTTTCGATGGGCGTGGCTGGCCGCCCGCAGCAGGGCAGCGGAACGTGTCGGTTTTCGAGTGTGCAAATTAGGGAGCGCAGGCGCCGCTGCTTCAGTAGGGCGGCGGCGCGATCTGTTGTCCATTGACTGCTTGTCTGATCAGCAACGGCACGCGGACTGCGGCGATCAAGACGTTCATCCCGTACAACCAGCCCCAGGCGATCGCGCCGAAGGTCAGACCTTGTCGCGGGGCGCCGAGCAGCGCGACGACCAGAGCGATGAGCGATGCGGCGGTCGTACAGAACAGGAAGCCATGCAGACTGCGCAGATCGTACCGCATCCTGCCGTCCTCGACCCAGAATTGCCCACGTTCATAACTGGCCAAAGCGCGCCAATTGCCAAAGAAATCTAGACCTCGTTGACCGTCGTAACGCAACTGATCGGGCGCGCGAGCGGTGATCTGCTTGCGCTGGTTCTTCAGCAGCGTCCCCAGCCGATACATCGCTTCCCCGGGCGTCGCATGCCGCAACGGTACCGATCCACGCAGATGCCAGAGCATGTCAAACACACCGCTAGCCTAGGACGTTGGCGGCACGGCTGCAATTGACGTCGGGCCGGCAGCTCCGTCGAGCAATACCGCCCCCTGAGTCGTGTAGATCATCGGCTTGGCGCCCAGCCCATCAGCGAGCGGATCATCGCCACGCGCATGCCGCACCTCGTCGATCGTCTTCGATCCGTTCCTTAAATCGCGATCGTCGATCTCCGACTGCACCTGCGGGTCGATACTGCTCGTCTTGACGAACGCGAATTCCAGGTCGGCATAGCCAAACTCGATCTGGATCACGTCGTCGATCCAGCGCTTCATCCACAGCTGCAGCGGCTCGAGCCCTTCCTCGAGCGAGCGCTCCTGATCCTCCATCGCGGTCGAGCGGTTCATCTGGCGCACGAACGGGGTAGGGGGCAGCGAGAAGGCGAAGGCAACGATCCGCGCCAGCCATTCGTCGAACTCGTCCTTGATCGGCGCCGCCTTGAACGCGGTGAATTGCGATCCGTGCGGCCCCCAGATCAGCTTGTTCTGCTCGGCGGCATTGCCCGCGATCCGGTCATCGAACCATTGCTGCAATTCCTGGATCTTCGCCGCGTCCCATCCTTCAGGCGCGTTGAGCAACCCTGCCGGCACGTTGCCCTCGGTGAAGTAGCTGAGTTGAGCCGCCTGGCGCCGCAGGATCGTGTTGATCGTGACGACGATCTGCTCGACCGGCCCGAAGCCATAGAGGTGATGCGGCCGCACGTTGCGCGGCGCATAGAGCAAATCGGCATTGGTCAGGTTCGCCCACACCACGCCCTTGATCACTTGCTGATACGCGATATCGGCCGGCCCGCGCGGCCGCCGCCCGGTATCGTCGACCATCGGATGGATCGTATCCCCCGGCACGATCTCCAGCGCGATCAGCTTGCCGCCGCGGTTGCGCCGCTTCTCGAACGCCGGCGCGTCGAGCGTCAGCAAATCCTCCAGGCTGGACCGCATGAAAGTGGCGAACGGCGTGACCCCGTCGGGCTTGCGCCAAAACCGCGTCAGCTCGGCGATGCGCGGATCGTCGGCGATCTTGGCCGCGCCATCGACCGGCTTGATCTGCCAGTCGAGCCGCTCGACCTGATCCTTGCGCGTCTCGATCGCCAGCCGCACCAGCTCGACATTGGCGAACGCGCGCAGCGCCGGGAAACCAGTCTGCTCATAGGCGCGCGGCTGCAACGTCGCGTTGATATTCGGCTTGAAGTCGTACCCGCGCACCGGCTGCTGCACCACCGGCATGAGCGGAAAGCCGGGCGAAAACGGCCCCCAGGCATTCTCGTTGCTGCTATTGCCCCAGCTGTAGGTGACGTTCGTCTGCACGCCGTTTTTGGGCATCGAATTCTCCTTTGCCGGGCACCTCAGCGGCGCCGCGAAACGTGGTCGAATTGGCTCTATGGATGGAAGGGGTGCCGTTTTTGCGGCACATTGGAGCGATGAAGATCGCTCTTGTCTGCCTGTTGCTCCTGCCGGTCGCTTGCGCTGCGGCCGGCCCTGTCGATCAGGCCGAAGCGGCACGGCGTGCCGAATCGGCTCTGCGCGAGCGTTTTGGCAAAGCCTTCGCCGATCCACGGCACGCCGTCCGTCATCGGGTGGAAGCCCGGGGTAAATATTGGGTCGTGCATCTCTGGGACCCAGCTCCCCATGCCTTGAGCGGAGGCGGCATGGCCTGGGTTGAACGTGCTACGGGCAAAGTCGATACGATCGGCGTCGGGCAATGAATGAGGAGCGCCGCAACCGATGGGTCTTGCACATCAAGCAGCTACGCACCGAACACGATATCGGCCTTAAAGAGGCGGAGCGTATCGCCTTGGCCGACCCTAATTGGCGTCGGTGGGTCGAGCACCAGATCAACACCGACCTCCAATGCCAGCGAATGGCACTTCGCCATATACGCGAGCAAGGAGCGGATGCGCTCATCGAACGCGCCGGAGATAGGCTCAGAGTGCTTTCGAACTAGGCAGTCGCAGCTCGCACTTCTGCATCCACCACAATTCGCCGCGCCAGTCGAGGTCGCCGCGCTCGGCCAGCGCGACCAAACGGGCTCGCAGGAACAGGTCGCTGGTCCGATAGACTCCCGTCTCGAGCTGATCGGCCAATGTCGTGCCGACGATCTTCGCCATCTTCTGCCATTCGCCACTGACGTTCGCCATCAACGCAGCGTCGAAATGATCGATCGGCGCTGACACCAGGTCGTCTCCTTCGACGATCCTGAGCGGCGCATTCTCATGCCGCAATTGTTCCCAGCGAGCGCGATAAGCAGCGCGATCCCTGTCCGACAACGGAAACTCCTGTCCGAATAGCGCCGCAATTGCGGGGTCTTGAAGCCGCGGCAAGCTGTTCGCACGGATGATCGAGCAAGGTCGGTGGCCGATCTGCGACAGCCACCACAGGAAACCCGAGGCGATCGACGCGACGTTCGGCGAATACCAGGCGATGATTCCACCGGCTGCGGATCGCGACGCGGTTAGCACGTCGTCGCCCCGGTCGATAACCTCGCGCCAATCCTCGAGTCCCAGTTCGTTATCGATCCACGCCGCGCGTTCGTCGGCATCGTCGGACGCAATCGGACCCAGTGCCAGATCGTCGAACGCGCAGACGACGCGATCCCGGCGTCCAGCTTCCTTGAGCGCCAGTCGGAGCGACCCGGCAAAGGATGGATTAAAGGCTACGTGAAGCGGAAGGGTGTCTAATGGCATGCTCACGTCCAGCCTAGAGGCGCGGTCGATTGGCGACAACGGGTTACGTGCCGCTGTCGGTATTCGCCGCAGCATTCGCGGTCCGTACGAGATCCAAGAATCCCATCGAAGCCACCGCATCCTCCGCCGGCCAGAACGCCATCACCAGGGCATCTGCCTTGTTGGGCGACCGCGTGCCTTCAGGCTTCTTGTCGACCACCAGCTTCAGCGCGCCATTCACCGCGCGCGTCGCCTGGCTCAATTCCTTCCTCAGCGACGCCAAACCAGGCATATCGTGCGGCAAGCTGATCAGGTTGGCCGGATCATAGACCTCGCCCGCCGTCACCGCCTTGTGGGTACGCTCGAACCGCAACCGCAATTGCCACCAGGCCTGCGCTTTCAAGTTCGCATAGAAATCGCCATTGACCGGCGTCTCACTATCCCCCGGCACGACATGCTCGCGCGGCCGAAGCGGCGCAGCGCCGGCATTCCACGGCCGGAAGGTAACTCCAGCGGGCAGCAACGCCCGCCCATCCGCGTCCAATTCGTCACGCAGCCGGTTGGCTTCCGCCTTTACCCCCGCACCAACGCCAATGCTGTCATATTGCAACACCACCGTTCGCCCACGCAGCCGGTCCACGGCCAGCCGTGTCGCCTTGCCGACATCGCCTTCGCCCCAATCGTCGACCGAATAGACGACCGATCCCTTGGCAATCGCCAGCGCATGCCGGTCGCCCCCTTCATCGGCCGGGTCCAGCGCCGCGCGCCACGCGCCGTCATCGTCGAAACCCAGCACCAGATGCGCGTCGATCGCGCTCGCCACCCAATCGCCGGGAATGATGATTCCCTCGACCGCGGCGGTGTAATTGCGGTCGACTTCCTGGGCGAAGACGTGGAGCAGCCCGTCCGCCGCCGCCTTGGCGCGCCGTCCGGCATACCAGGCGGCGTCCTTGGCCGGATGGTCGCGCCAGTCCATCACGAATACATTGACCCGATCGGTGGCGAGCGTGGCGCCGGGCGCCCATTCGGCCCCGCTTTCGCGCCGGCGATGGAACACATTGCCCGGCCCGTTGACCGAGCTCATGTCGATCTGGACATTGGTCGTGTCGGCCAACGCCGCCTCGATCTTTTCGGGCCGCTCGTAATGCGCGCTCTCGTCCTTGAAATAGATCAGCTTGCGCCCGCCGCGCCCGATATTATCGCCCGATTCGCCGGTGATCGTGGCGCCGTTTGCGCGGTTGACGATCTTCATGCTCGGCATGTCGTCGCGCGGATCGAATCCGGCGGGCAGCATCAACCGGGGCAAGTGGCGGATGATGATCCGCATCTTTTCGAAAATGCTGTCGGGGTCACCGATCTTGTCGACCAATTGCTCCTTGCGGGATCCCCATCCGATGGCGGCGCCGGGACGGTATAGCCACAACCATATCGAAAACGCGCAACCCAGCCATGTCGCGCCCATGTCGCGCGCCTTTTCGATCAACCCGCTCTGCTGCCCATCGACGCTGGCGTGCAGGAACGCGATCATCTCGGCCTGGCGGGGAAAGGGCACGAACGGCATCACCGTCGGCGCATCGCTCGCCGCCTTGCGCGGGTCGTATGTCACCGCCCAATGCGCAATCCAACTGATCGGACTTTCGCGATACCGCTCGGCCAGCCCGGCGCGCAGCCCAGGATCCTCCTTCAGTCGCCGCAACCGATGCTGCCGCGCGATCAGTTCGGCGACATAATCCGGCGGCCAGACCGGGGAAGGCGGCGTAGAAATCGCGGTCATCCCAATTCTTCCCGATAGCGCTCCGCTGCTTCACGCGCCGACATATCGCGCGTGATCGGCTCCGCGGCGCGCGCGCCATGCGGATCGGGCGCCGAACCCTCGCGCCGTCCCGCGCGCGTCTTTTCCCACCACAGCATCGCCGTGGTGTTCCCGTTCATCGCGGTCTCGAACAAGGTCATCGCGATCCGCGCATTGGCCACTTCGACGCCTGCATCCAGTTCGGCACGGCATCGCCGTGTCAACGTCGTCACGCTCATCCCCATGATCCGCGCGATGATCGCATAGGGCGTCCCGATCTCGGCGAAGCGCCGCACATCCGCGCGCATCGCGTCAGTGACTTCGATCGGCGCCCGCCCGCTTCTTGGCGCGGCATCGGGTGAACGCGCTGGGGCAGGGGAGGCTGACCCGGTCGGACCAGCAGCGCCCCTGGTCGATGTTTCCGACCTCGCACGCTTCCGTTCCGCCATCCGAACTCCACCCGATCGCCATCTGTCCGACGCGCCGCAACAACCGTCCCAGCAACGTACGGACGTCGCCGGATGAGTGTCCCGGAACCGATAGATTTTCTGCGAGAAAACTGCGCGACGTCGTTTCGGTCAAACGCAAATTTGGATGATTGCTGTATACATGTTTTTTCGTGGCAGTCAAGAAGTTTTCACGGTTTGTTCTTCTTTCCGGAGCGGGCGGAGGAGCGGTTGACGCCGCCCCTCCGCCTGATGGGCTACGCTATCGCCGCCGGCCCAAACCAGGTCGCCAACGTCTCGGCCAGCCCATCGTCATCGCCGTCTCCCACCCAGGCGACATGGCCGTCGGGCCGAACCAGCACCGCGGTCGGGGCGGGAACCGCGCCGATTACCGGCAACTTCCATATCCCTTCATAGCTGGCATCCAGCAGCTTCACCCGATCCGTCCAGGGCGAGATATCGATCGCACCCGGCTCGCCGAAATTGATCAGCACCGGTCGCGCCTCGTGCAGCAGTGAGAACACTCGCACCGCACCGGCGTCGGTAATCAGATCGAGGTCGGGCATCCGCCGCCCGAGCAGCGCGTGCCCCTCGCCAAGATCGTACTGCACATCCAACCCCGACATCATCCCCGCCACGCGCTTGCGCGGCTCGTCCATGCCCAGCAGTTCGGCGACGATCTCGCGCAGCGCGCCCGAGCGCTCGTCCGCACGTCGAAGGGCGACTTGCGCCATCGTGTTGCGCAGCACCCGCGCCACAACCGGGTGACGTTCGGCATGGTAGCTGTCGAGCAGGCTGTCGGGCGCCGTCCCTGCGGCGACCCGGGCCAGCTTCCACCCCAGGTTCACCGCATCGTGCAACCCGATGTTGAGGCCCTGGCCGCCATCGGGCGAATGGACGTGCGCGGCATCGCCGGCGAGCAATATCCGGCCCTTGCGATACGTCGCCGCCTGTCGCGTCATATCGCTGAAGCGCGAAATCCAGCTCGGATTGTGCACCCCGTAATCGGTACCATAAACCCCGATCAGCCCTTCGCTCAGGTCGCTGAGCCCCGGATCGCCGGCGCGCCCGGCCCGTTGTTCGGTGATCATGACGCGTACCGTCTTGCCGTCGTCCATCCGGCTCAGCCCGTGCAGCCCGGTCGCGTCTCGGCGAATACCCCATTCGGGTTCCTCTTCCAGCTCGACCTCGGCGATCAGGTTGCTGACGGTGGGGTCCCAACCGGGAAAATCGATTCCTGCTGCCTTGCGGACCAGGCTGCGGCCGCCGTCGCACCCGACCAGATAACCGGTCCGCAGCGAACCCCCGTCGGACAGCGAGATCTCAACCCCAGCATCATCCTCGACGAATCCGATCACATCGCGTGCGCGATAGGTCGGCACGCCCAGCTCCTCGACCCATTCGGCCAGGATGCGCTCGATATGGTTCTGCCGCAAAGCGAGCCCATAATTGTGCCGCGTCGGAAAGTCGCTGATGTCGAGCCTGGTAAGCGCAAAGCCCGTGACCTGCATCGTCTCTCCGGCGTCGAGGAACCGATCGGCGATGCCGCGTTGGTCGAGCAACTCGATCGATCGAGCATGCAGCCCGCCCGCGCGCGACCCCGCCAGCTCCTGGTTCGGCCGCCGCTCGACGATCGCGACATCGGCGCCCGCCAGCGCCAGTTCGCCAGCCAGCATCAGCCCGGTCGGGCCGCCGCCGCAAATCACGATCGCATGATCGGCCGCCTTCGTCCCGGCGTCCTCGCGCAAGTCATAAGTAGATGATACCGCCCGCATATCGCGTCTCCCTGCGAATCGATGGGGCAGGGGCTTTACGGCAAGGGGCGGGTCTTGAAGCAAGGCCCTTGCGAATTATATATCGAAAGTGCGGGGGAGGTATGTCCGCCGCGCACGTCCAAAATTTCAGCACAATAGGTCAGCCGATCGCCCAACAGGAGGCGGTTTGGCGACAATCGCTTGTGACGCTTCGGCCTGTGTCGGCCCAATTACCGTTGCGATCCCAGTAATTCTCCCGCGCCCAGCCGCGCGTACACCGCCTCGACATCCTCCCGATCGATATCCCGTCGCGCTGCTGCCGCCATTTCGGGCCACATCCGCAATGCGGTGATCAGCCGCTTGCGCGCCGTCCGCCATTGCATCCCATGCGCGCGCGCCAGTTGCACGAACGACTGGTCGCTCAGGATCATGTCGAGCACCATCGCTTTGGGTCGAGGGACCGCCTCGCACCAGGTGCGATAGGCCACCTCCAACCGTATCCGCTTCAGGGACTCGACCAGCTGATCCCGGCCGGAATTGGCGAAGTCGACCCGCGTCTCCAGCGATACCGACCGTATCGATCCGGCGCGCCGGATGCGCTCGGCCACGCCGGCGATCTCTTCGGCCGCCGCGCGCTCATCGGCGCTGATCTTGCCCAGCCGTTCCATCCGGTGGAGCGGCGATTGCCGCCGCCGCTCGGGTAGCGCGTTCGCCTTTTCGTGTGTCTCCGGCGTGCCTTCATTCTTGTGCCGCCACCGCCTGACCATTGCCTCCTGCCGCCGTTCGGATTCCTCGCGCCGATGCAACGCCGCGGCCAGACGATCGGCGGCGTCCGGCCGCTTGTCGCGTTGCGGAAGAGCCGCCAATCGGCGTTCGGCGCTGGCACGGATCATCGCGAGCCGGTCACCCGCGGTGCCGCCACCACGCCGCTCGTCCACCTGCTGGATCTTCGGATCGGTATCCGCCAACGTCTTTTCTCCTGACAGTTTCGGGTGTCTGATTTGGCCGGCGCGTTCGACGCAAGCGGGGTTCGTCATCGCCAACTAGTTGGACATATTGTCCAACATTGCAACCATCAGTTGACGCTTGGCCTCGGACCAGGACCATGGTACAATTTGTCCATGACAACTCCGATCACGCCTGACGAATTCGACGCTCTTTACATCGCCAGGGTGAAGGCGCTTCGCCAGCTCAGGGGTATGACCGCCGAACAGATGTCGACCCTGCTCGGGGTGCCGGCCGAACGCTATCGCAAGTACGAATCGCGCACGCCGATGCCCCATGCGCTGATGGAGCAATTTGCCCTGATTACCGGGGTGTCGGTGGAGTTCCTGCTCACCGGACGACGCGTGACTGGGAAAGGACCTTATCCTGACGTGCCCGGTCCGCACATGATCGAAAAATGGCGCGCCGACCAAGCCGCCAATGCTGGCAAGCGTTCCCCGAAAAGCGCTTGATTTTGGCCAAATCGTCCCACAGATGGCCGCGTCTCTGATCGGGTAGTTCGCAATCATCCAGGTTGAAGTGTTGGACAATATGTCCCACATTTGTTTCTCGCCGCCTTTCCGGCGCGGGAGCAACCATTGCCGCCTGTCGCTCTTCAGTCATCGCCCGATCCCCATCCCGAAAGCGTGCGTCTGCTCGCGGTCGATTGCTGGACTCGTGACCCGGCGGTCGCCGCGTTGATCGACGCCGCGCGCGCCCTGATCCCGATCGGCGAGAGGCTGCATGACCTGTGCGCCCAGCGCCCCTCGGTCGACCGGCTGATCGCCGACGAGATCGGGGTGGTGGTTTGGGAAACGATCGAAACGGGGCGGGTCAATGTCTGGCAACGAGAACCGCGAGCCAGCGGCGTGCTCGGCGCGATCTGGACCGAACTGGAAAGCTTGCGTGCGCGCTGGATCGCCGCGCGTCTGCGCTCTGAAGGGCTTTCGTCGGCCGCTCAGGACGTCGCACCCTGGTACGACCGATTGCAAGCGCTGGAAGACGAAGCGCCGACCGTGGCGGTGTTATGGAGCAATGGCCCGGCCGCCTAACCGCGGTACAGTCTATATCAGCAGACTTCAGGTCTGGCGTGGGCGGCTGGCGGAGCTGAGGTCTGTAAGTCTGATGTCCCCGACATGCAGCTCGATCATTGCATGCGTGCCGCTGTATCAGTGGGCTCGTTCATCTTCCTCGATGATGGCGACGTCCCACGCGGCAAGGTCGATCGGCTCGCCACGCTTCACCTTGCGCCCATGCAAGAGTTCCGTGCCTGCGGCGGGGGCCGCCATGTGCTGTGGCACAGCCGAATAGTTGAGGACGTACCGGACCGTGTGGCCGTTCTTCAACGTGCCGCCGCGCACGATCAGCGGGAATTGCACGCCCGCGACCGACGATGTGACACCTGCACGCGCGACCTCCGCGGCGACGATCTTCTCGGCCAGAGCGTCGCTCGGCATAAAGCCGACATAGCTAACCTCGCCTTTGCCCCAGTGGTTGCGGGTCATCGCGGCGGCGGCCGGCCATGACGGATGCTGATAGCGCGCTACGACCTCGGCAGTGGTGGGCTTCAACATCTCCATCCACCAGCGAGGCGCGTTGTCGGCATCCGAAACTCCGAACGGATTGCCCGCCAGTGTAACCCCGACGGGGATCGTGAACTCCTGATAGGTGACCCCCGCCGCTTCGGCGATCGCACCCGGTTGCGCGGCATAGCGGACCTTTGTGTTCTCGTCCGAAAAGCCGCTTTTAAACGTGTAGAGCAGGTGGCCGCCGCGCTTGGCATAGTCATTCAACCGCGCGATCTCGGCGTCGCTCGCCGCGTAAAGCGCAGGCACAACGATGAGCTTGTACGCATCGAGCTTCTGGGTGCTGTCGGGCGACAGGATGTCGGCCTCGACGTTCATCCGATAGAGCGCATCGTAGAAGGGGCGCAGCACCTGGTTGTATTCTATGCCTTCCGGCTTGAACGAATTGAACGCGGTCTGGGCGGCGTTGCTGACATAGACGGCAACCTGGTTGCGCTTCGTCATTCCCGCCAGCTTCGGGCCGAGGCGAGCAATCTCGGCGCCGATCACCTTTGCGTCCGCATACTCCGCATTGGGCTTGTAGTCCTGCGACAGCAGCCCGCGCCAGTAGGTCTCGGCAGCGTTGGCCGTCGTCGCCCAGTGCCAATATTCGACCATCTGCGCGCCGGAGGCGAGATGGCTGAACGCCTGCAGGCGAAGCTGTCCCGGATAGGGCGTCCATTGCGGGAAACCCTGCGCCTCGGTTTCCAGCACCAGATAATTCTGTCCGTTGCGAATCGAGCGGGCCTCGTCGCCACCAAAGGCGATCTCCGCGCCGGTCAGCTTGTCCTGGGTTGGATGATAGATGTCGATGCCGGCGATATCGAGCGGTCGTCCCGCCTTCCAGTGGTCGACTTCCGGCTGGATGCCATAGGAGCCGTCACGCCAACCCAGGTCGAAATTATGCGTCATGAACTGGCCGGGCCGGGCATGGGCGCGCACGAGCTTGGCCTGCCACGCCAGGAAGTCGGTGACGAGGCTGCGCTGGTAGGCGGCGAAGGCGTTGGACATGCTGGCGTTGATCGAGCCGTTGGTTGACGGGAAGTCCTCCCACCGGTTGATCCGGTTCGACCAGTAATCAAGGCCCCACGCCTTGTTCAGTGCATCGAGGCTCGGCCATTTCGCCCTTAACGACTGGACAAACGCCGCCTGCACCGCAGGGCCGCTGGTGTTATAGGGCTTGGTCTCGTTGTCGAGCTGGTAGCCGATCACCGCGGGATGATCCTTCACGTGGTCCACCAGCGCGACGATCACCCGCTCGGCCGCGGCACGGTAATCTGGATCGGTGATGTCCATGTTCTGCCGGCTGCCATATTGCGCGCGCACTCCGTCGGGGCGGACGACGAGCACATTGGCATGCTGGCGCGCAAGCCATGTCGGCACCGCATAGGTAGGCGTTCCGACGATCACCTTGATACCCTGCTTATGCATCGCGGCGAGCACGCGATCGACATGGCTGAAATCGAAGACTCCGGGCTGCGGTTCCAGCGTGCCCCATGTCGACTCCGCGATGCGGACGACACTGATTCCTGCCGCCTTAATCATCCGCGCGTCTTCATCGACGCGGTCGACCGGCGTGTACTCGTCATAATAGGCGACGCCGTAAAGGAGAGTATCCGGGACCTGCGCCTGCGTGGCTACCGGCAGCCCCACTATGGCCAATGCGAGTGCTTTCACAAATCGCTGCATGATCCTGCCTTCCATCGCCAAGTTCTTCCCTCTGCGCATCTGTTCGAAGCGATCGGGCGCGTCGTGCGAGAAGCTTCTCGCCGTCCCGCCTGATGGCGAGCACCAAGGTCATAGCAGTGCCAATCTACGTCACCGATCACAACCGGACGCGAACCCCAGCGGTTTAAGGTCGCGGGCGCAGAAACGATCATGCCGGTTCTTGGATTAGCTGGAGTGACCGGGCGCGCGCTCGGTCAGGCAAAACCGAGCAATAGGCAAGGAAAAGATACGTCACGAATGATTAGCGAATGGCTGCATTGGACAAGAGCGGTGACGTGGCTCAACGACCACATCATTGCACAGCTATGCTCGTGCAGGGGTCGTCCACCCCATCACGTCATGTCCAATCTGATCATGATCGGACCTGGCGAAGCTGGCGGCTAGCATTGCGCTCGCATTCGGCCACACGCGCTCGCACTGCCGTCGTTAACGGAGGCAATTGGTTGTCGGGCACGCTGCAATATCGATGTCGTCTTCGGCTGCGAGAAGCAATCAAAGGGGAGGGCACTCTCTCCCGACGACCGCCGGCATCTTCTGCCATCCAGCTCGATCTTATGCCCATCTTTATGCCTGAAATGAATCAGTGATGAAATATGGACATATATTTAGCCGTGGGCGGCTGGTGGAGCTGAGGGGAATCGAACCCCTGACCTCTGCAGTGCGATTGCAGCGCTCTCCCATCTGAGCTACAGCCCCGCCCACGCCGCAAGGGCGCTTCCGCCCTTGGGAGCGCG